CTCAGCAAAACATCGCCCTCCTTAAATTTCACAATATCAAGAATTACCTATTTCATCTAATGATATTTCTACTATATATTCCAACCAATTTGAAAGACGCACACAGAAAAAAATCACCGAAGGAGATGGAGAAATCTGCCGTCAATAAAGCAGTTAAGAACTTGCATGACAACAAATATTATGCGAACTTCTTATCAACACTAGAGATCGACACCAGTCAAAAGGTTCGATTTACAGACGACAAAAAAGATGCTTTCTTAAAGACAATGGTTGATTGCCACGGATTTCCGTCCATAGCAGCAAATAAAATGGGGTTCTATTACGGCAGTATTCAGCACGCAATGAAAAATGACCCTCAGTTTGCACAAGCTGTGGATGTTCTGCGTAAGTCCTTTAATCAAGAGCGTTTAGACGGATTAGAGAAACTATCGTATGAACAGGCTTCAGAGGCGAAAAACACAGCAGAGCGTATCTTTCAATTAAAAGCGTTAGATCCACATAAGTACAGGGACAGGATGCAGAACAATAATACGCAAGTAAATGTCATGGTCGCAGGAATTACACCAAAAGAGCGTAGTAAAATGATAAAGAATATAAAATGAAGTATTATCCATATGCCGTAGACAGCAAAGGCAATATTCAATATTTATCACCTAGAGACTTCTTACTTGACATATTACGGAGTTTATACGGATTGGATAAAGTAGAATCTAGGGAGATTGTGGACACAGCGATAAAGATATTTGATTTGGAATCGGACGGTAGCTTACCAATAGATTGGAAAGAGTTATATAAGAATCAGGCATGAGTAACGATATATTAATTACATATAAGTTCCCAGATGGGACACCAACTGATCCGTTACCACATCAGCAAGAATTTCATTTATATACAGGTTGGAGCAAGCATCATTTGCTTGCAGGCAGTTTAGGTACGGGAAAGACCGAGGCTATGTGCATGGAAGCGATCCAACAGAGTGCAGCGTATGAGAATAACTTAGGACTTATGGGACGAAAAGTATTAGATGCGTTCAAAAAATCGACATTGATTCAACTCCTGGACTTAGCAGGTGGTTTTGTTTCCAAGCACAGGTCTCAAGATAGAGAGATCATCTTCAAAAATGGTTCAAGGATCGTATATATGGCTTTAGATGACTCTAGGGACTCGATACAGCGTATTAAGTCAATGAATCTAGGGTGGTATGCCTTTGACCAGTTAGAAGAGGTTTCTGAGCAAACCTTTATTGCTGCAGCAGGTCAGTTGAGAAAGAAAGGTGTTATGCGTTGTAGTTTCCATACTTGCAACCCTGCAGGACATGATTGGGTATGGAAGAAGTTCAAACAGCATAAAGAAAAGCAAAATAAGACAAAAGGTGACTACAGACTGATAGAAACTCGTACTTGGACACCAGATGTACCTCCACCTGAAACAGACGAAGAAGTCAAGGTTTATAGCGATAACCCACACCTCCCTGCAGATTACATCAAACATTTACTCTCCATGCCTCCAATGTGGGTTAATCGCTATGTATATTGCAGTTGGGATGATTTTGCAGGTTTGGTTTATCCGATGTTTGACGAAAAGGTTCATGTGATAAAACCCTTTGAAATGCCCAAGTGGTGGAATAGATATGTGGTTTACGACTATGGTTATAAAAACCCGACCTGCATACTATTTGCAGCCGTAGATGACGAGAAGAATATCTTTGTCTATGATATAATTTATGGCGATGAGATGCGTATAGATGAGATAGTTCCGATGGTTGAAGATAGATTGGAAACGGGTATGGACTATGAGTTTATCGCAGATCCTTCTATTAACAGGACGGAGAGGGACGGTTATTCTATTGCTGATGAGTGGGAAGAGTATGGCATACAGTGGGAGAGAGCCAATAACGACAAAAGAGCAGGATTTGACAGGGTAGCACGATACTTAACGACAGATAAGAACGGACATTGTCAATTAAAATTCTTTGATGTCAGGAATATGGGATTCTTATTAGATGAGATGATGGATTACAAATGGAAAGAATTAAAACACGGGCATAGTGAAAAAAGCGCACCAGAAGAGCCTGTGAAGAAAAATGACCACGCTATGGACTGTGTCAGGTATCTGGTTCATGCTGTTGAAGGTGCGAATAAACCAAAACGCAGGGATTCGTATAGAACTCCTAGTTTCTTTAGACAAGCAACAAGTTGGATGGGTACATGAGCGATTTAGCATATTTACACGAAGTTTTTCAAGCAATGCAGAGTAGTAACAAGAAGTTTATGAAGTCTGCAAGAGAATCTATGTATTTTTACACGGGTGGGTACGGAACTGGACAATGGGATCATGCCGACATTTCCAAGTTAAGAGCTGAAGGTCGTCCTCCTCTTCAGCTTAACATTATTCTTCCGAAGGTCAATCTAGTGACAGGAATTGAACGGCAGGGCAGAACATCGTACCGTGCCAGACCCGTAGAAATGAATGATGATAATGAAGCTAAGTTAATTACTTCTTTATTATACCACCTAGATAAAAGTCAATCTTTACACAATGTTTTCAGTCGTGTATTCAAGGACGGTGTGATCACAGGTAGAGGATGGGTAGATATGTCCGTAGAACCAGGTGAATACTTTGATAGTAAGATAAGTATTAAAAGGGAGTCGTGGGCGAATGTACTGATGGATCCCGAAGCGACCACTCCCGATTGCTCACAGTGGGGTAGATTGGCTCGTACTAAACTATTATCTATTACTCAAGCGAAGAATATGTTCCCAGATGCGCTTAAAGACATTAAAAAAGCTGAAGATATACAAGAACCCCTTATGGGTGAGGAAACGCTCTTAGGGATGCAAATGGGCAACAAATACAAGAATGTAGACCCTAACTATGGGTATAAGAGCATGGAAGCCTATAATATGGATGCACATCAGAAGAAGATTCGTATTGTAGAGTTATGGGAAAGAGAGTATGAGAAAGAATTTTTTATTGTAAATCCAAAGTCAGGTCGTTTTTCTCAGGAAGGATTTAAGACCAAAAGAAAAGCCAACGAAGCTATTAGGCAGATAATGGAAAGACCTGAGATGGAAGTTGCACCTGTAGAACTTCAAGTAGCTACAAAGACAGTACCAAAGACATATGTTACTATCTTTGCAGGTGCAAGGGTCTTACAGGAAAAAACACCAAATCCTTATAGACATAATCAGTTTCCGTTGATACCATTCTTCTATACTTTTGAAGATTATGGTAATACCGTAGAAACTTTTGGATTGGTAGAGAATTTAAAAGACCCTCAAAGAGAAAAGAATAAGCGTAGGTCACAAGCCTTAGATATTATTAATCGTTCTCCAAAAGGTGGTGGTATCTTTACAGGAAACAAGGTAACTGCTGAACAGATGAACAGAGCTTCTGCAAATGGAGAATGGATCGGTATTCCTGGTTACAAAGGAAGAATATCTGATTTTATGAGTCAATGGTCTAATCAGCATACAGCACTTGTACCAACGATAGCTTCATTTGAACAGCGTAGTGATTTCGATGCAAAAGAAATTAGTGGTGCTACAGACCCGATGATGGGTAGGGCAACCTCTTCTACGGAGTCAGGACTCGCTGTACAAACTCGTATTCGTCAAGGCATGAATACATTAATGGAACAAATGGAGAACTTAGATACTTGTAAGAAGAATACGCTAGAGATGGCGATAGGTAATATGCAACAGTATTACTCTGTAGAGAAGATACAAAGAATTATCGGTTCAGAGTTTGAATCAGTTGAACCTGAAGAACAAGCAGAAGTGAACCAAATCATAAACAAATTTTTAACGAACTTTTCGAACATGGAGTTTGATGTGGTCTTAGATCAAGGTCAAAATACTCCTACGATGAGAGCGTTAATGGCGAACCAAGTTGGGGAATTAGTTCGTAATGGATATGCTAGCTTATTTCCATTATTCGTAGAACTATCCGACATGGAAGCCTCCGATGAGATACTGGAGAAGTTTGAGCAGGAAAGACAAGCTCAAATCCAGTCACAACAACAACAACAAAAACCCCCACAAATAAGTGGAGAAGGAGTAATGTCAAATGAATGAATCTGAGTTTCAATATATTGATAAGGAAAAAGAACTATCTGGTGAAGAGTATGATGAAAGTTCTCCTGTAAATGAAGAAGCTGAGGTTGAAGCAGAATCAACCGAGACCCCACAATCAGAAGAACAAAAGTTACAAGTAGGCGATAATCAATTTGATTCCGTTGAAGAGCTTTTGAAGTTCGCTGAGGAAAGGGATAAGTCTTATACTAACTTACAAAGCCTAAACGGCAGACAGACCAATGAACTTGGTGATCTGCGCAAGATGGTAGAAGAACTACAGACTTCTATGCAGCCTCAACCAGAGCCTGAAGTAGAACCTGAGTTCGATGAATACGATCCTGCAAAGCAGAAAGAGTATATTGAGTTTATGGCTGCTAAAAAAGCACAGGATATAATAGAACAGCGTTTTCAAGCTGAAGAGGCAAAGAAAGCTGAGACAGAGTATAATAGTGCTATGGATGCAATGATGAATGATTTTATCGAAGCGCATCCAGAGTTAGGTCAAGAACAGTTAGCGAAGATAGCTGCATTTGGCGATGAAAGAGGCATCACTTTTATAGAGGATGCTTATAATGTTTGGAACATCCAGAATCAACAACCCGTTAATGATGTCCCGAACTCACAGGTAGATAAAGCACAGAAAGCAACGGAAGCAACAAAGATACCGACCACACTGTCTAATGTTAGCACAGGAAACGAGTCGGACACGGACTATGATAGTCTAACACCAGAGCAATGGGCAAAGTTACCAAGTGATGTTCGTAGGAAAGCATTAATGGATGTGACTACTGGATATTAAATAATAGGAGTCAGAAATGGCAGCAGATTGGGCATCAGGCTTAGAGGTCTCGCGATGGGCGAAAGAACTCCAGGTCGAAGTCGGTAAAGAAATCTATTTTAGTAAATTCATGGGCGAAGGGCCAGGAAATGCAATTCATGTAAAGCAAGTAGAAGAAGGTGTAGGTAAAGATGTTACCTTCGGTCTTGTTACTCAGCTTACAGGTTCTGCAATTACTGGTGATTCAGCATTAGAAGGTAATGAGCAAAACTTAGCTACCTATTCTAATACAGTATCTCTTAATCAAAAGAGATTAGCTGTAAGAGATACAGGTAAATTTGAGAACAGTAAAGTGCTTTACAATTTCAGAAGCACTGCTCTTGATCTTCTTAAACAGCAGTATGCAGAGCTAATTGATGCTGATATTTTCTCAGCATTAACTCAGACTGCAAATAACCACGCTTACTACAGTGCGCAAGCAGGGGGATATGCTCAAAATGGACAAGATCCTGAAGGTGCATTAACTGCAACTGATAAAATTGCATTAGATGATATTAGTGCAATGAAAACAATCGCTAAGATTGGTGGTGGGTATAACTACAAGATCAGACCACTAAGGGTTGATGGAAAAGAATACTATGTTCTTATCTTACATCCTGAAGTTGCTTATGATCTGTTTACACTAGATGGTTGGCAGACTGCACAGCGTGAAGCTAATGTTCGTGGTAATGATAACCCATTATTCTCAGGTGCTTTAGGTATCTGGGATGGTGTGGTTGTTCACTCTCACGAAGGTATTACTACTGGAGCTGATGCAGGTTCTGGTGATGATGTACCTTTTGCTAGAAACATCTTCATGGGTGCGCAAGCAGCTTGTTTCGCAGACAATAGTGGTATGAACTGGGTCGAAAAGACTTTTGACTACGGAAATCAGTTAGGTATTTCTGCAGGCAAAATCTACGGTGTAGGCATATCAGACTATAACAACAAGGACTATGGTGTTATTCAGTATCTTACTGCAAGAACTGATGTTGATGCCTAGTAATCAATAACCTAGAGGGGGATTAACTTCCCCCTCTTTATTGGAAATATTATGACCTTATCAGAAATAACAACAGAAGTCAGAAATATTACAGGTGTAGACTCTACATCTGTTGTATCTGATTCAATTATACACGACCTTATTAACGAAGCTCAGTATCAGCTTTGTGACGAGGCGAACCTATTACAAGGATATGCGACTCGTAATTCAGTTGTAGATCAAAGTGAATATTTTATGAAAGATACTACAAATACTACTGTAGTTGATTGGACATTGGTTCAAAATAATAGATTAGGAGCTACAAATACTTCTGAGTCATTAGAGTTTATGACAAGAATATATCGAGTAGATTATGATGGTAGTATTTGTCAGAGAATTGGTATTAATGAAATCAATGATATTTCAGATGACTCTTCTATGAGTAATATTACTACAGATAAAGCATTTTATATTCATAATGATAAATTAGGAATCTTCCCTACTCCTACTGAAGTAAAGGAAATAAAAGTTTATTATTATTATTTACCACATAAAATGTTTGTTGATTCTACAATAGATTTTTCATCTAGTTCTAATACTGTTACGATGGATTCTACTGAAAATGTAAGAGCAGGTATGAGTCTTGTGGGTACAAATCTTGTTGCAGGAACTTTTGTTTCTCAAGTAAATAATTCTACTACTTTTACTGTAAAAGATGCAACAACTGGCACAGCTAGTAACATTACTGTAACATTTTCAAAACCAGAGATTGATGAGCGTTATCAAAGAATATTAATTTACTACCCTGCTTGGAGGGTTTCAGAAAGACTTAGAGACCTAAATTTAATTTCATATTTTAAAAATGAATGGTTAGAACAAAAACAGCGAGTAATACTTGAAAGACAGTCCAGAGATGGAAGTACAGTTCTAACTGTTCCATATAATGACTTTTAATGGCTAGAAAAACTATAAGAGATTTTTCAGGTGGCTTGGTAAGCTATCAATCTGAATTAGATATATCAGATAGTCAATTCCAAGAGTTTGATAATGCTATCAATACTAAGCGTGGTAGTATTACAAAAGTTGGTACAAGTAGTGCTAAATCTTCACAAGCCTTTTCAGAATCTTCTTCATTATTTCTTGATACAAGCACAGAATTTCTTCGTTATCGAACTGAGAAAGGTGGTAGTGGTAATAATAAAAGCACTGAATGGTGGGTAGTTGCTAATACGGATAAAGTATATAGGGCAGATGTTGCAGAGGGAACTTCAGGTTCTTGGACAACAGTAAATACTTATTCTACTTTAGGCAGTGAATTAATTACTAATGGTTCTTTATCTACAAGTAGTTCTTGGACATTTGGCACTGGTTGGGCATTTAATGCAGGTGAACCTCCATCAATCCCTGCTCATGTTTCTTATACTCGTAGTTCTGGTGAAGGAGCATTATCACAAACCAATGCTGATATGGCAGGGAGTTTGGAAAAAAATAAAATTTATAAATTACAATTTACACTGTCTAATATTACAGGAGCAGGAAAAGTAGAATTAAAAGTTCAGAGTTCAGATCTTAGTGAAACATATATTGATACAACTAGACTTTTAGCAGGTACAAATACTTTTTATTTTTCTCCAAAAATAAGCAATGCAGGTATTGCATTTTATTCAGTGGATTATTCAGGGTATGATACTTATAGAATAGACGATATTACTGTTAAGGAAGCTCCTAGCCATGACCTTTTAGTACATAATCAAATACTAAGAATCAGTGATGGTTCTTTTTTAAACGACCCTAAATGGTATGGACATATTAAAAGAGATATTTTTGGGCAAGGACAATCAAGAACTCAATTTCGTTTTAGAGAACCTCCTATGGCAGAATCAGTAAATGAATGGGTTTTAGAAGATACAGAGCTTACAGCACCAGTAGTTGTTCCTTTAGAATACGCTTTTGATCAAGGTAATGTAATTAATGCAGTAAATGAAGTAGGTATATTTGTATATTCTCCTTCATCAAGTTCTTTAGGATTTGGAGCTTCTTCTGTTGATGATACCTTTACAAATAAAGATAAATATACCGTTACATTTATCTATGACTATATACAAGAAAGTGAATTAGGAAGAGATGCTAATGGTGACATCGGTGTATTTTCACAAAATGATGTTGATGCTGATGGTAAGTTATATCCAGGCATACAATTAGTTATAGATACGGGTACAGACCTTGCTCGTTGGAATAAAAGAATTACAGGTATTAATTTATATTGGCAACCTGCAGATGATGTAGACTGGTACTTAGTTACTACTTATGATATACAAGATGGTTTTTCAGATGACCCAAGAGCAAAAGATTCTTCAGTAACGACTGCTATCCGTGGTCAAATATCTACTGTATCTAATCCTGGTTTTTGGATACCTTGTTTAGAGCCATATGGTGCAACAACTAATGATGCACATGATTTATCACATACAAACAATGAATACAATGAAAATACATTATCAGGTAATGGAGCATGGGATTTTACTAATTCTAATTTTGTTGCAGATAAAGCAGTTATTGTTTGTGATAATATTTCCGATAAAACAAGTTTGTCAGATTTTGCTGCTGAATTGGAAAAACCAACTACATTTATAGCAAACATAAAATCTGTTAGTGGAACTACACTTAGAACAGGAGTATCTTCTACTTTAGTACCGTGGGGTAATTGGAGAGGTGAAGGTTATGATATAATTAGCACACCAATTGATGACTATCCGTGGAATCAAAAAGATGCTTTTGTGTGTTCAGTTTCAACAGATAAGTTAGCAACTTGGTATCTTCCTAATGATGGATTAAAGCTCGCAACCTATAATTCACTTACAGGTAGGGCTGCAGAAACAAGGCTCAAGCCAATAAAATGGAATACAGCAACAGTAGTAGGTAATAAAGCATTTTATGGGAATATAGATTTTAAAGATGAGAACGACCAAACAATTCGTGAAAAGAATCGCATTGTCTTTACTGATAACTTTAAGCTCGATGAAGCCGTGGTTGGAACAAAGTTTGTTGATGTTGGTAAGAATGATGGTGATGAAATAACTGCGTTACATTCGTTTCAAAATAGATTGTATGTATTTAAAACAAGAAACATATATATCTATAGAATACAAAGCGCACAATCCGTTAATTTTATTTTAGAAAGACATATAGCAGGTACTGGATGTCTGCATAAACACGCAGTAACAGATACACCTTATGGTATTTGTTTTGCTGATAATAAGCAGGTAAGCCTACTTAGAGGATTAGAAATATCTGAATTGTCTTTACTAATTAGAGATACTTATCAAGGTTTAAGTTTAAATGTCAATGAAGGTGCATTGTCTTTAGGGTATCATGGTAATATAAACACATTAGTTGTTAATTACGATTTTGATGCTACAACAATGTATGCGTACAACTTTGATACGCAATCTTGGTCTAAGTTCAGTGGATTTTCAGGACAATATCAAAGTCAATTTGTATTAGATGAAACTCAAGAATTACAGACATTTAATAATGGAACAAAAAAAGTAACAAATTTATTTAGCAGCACTTCTAACGACTCAACTTCTACAATGCTACTAAAAACAAAAAGATTTGATTTTGGATTACCTGATCAGTTTAAACGCTTTACAAAACTGCATATTACTTACAAAGGTAGTGGTACTGGAACTGCTATGTCTTACAAAGTTTATTTAGATGGCAGTGATACACCTTCTATTACACAAGAAATGATTGAACATACTACCTTACAAACACATTCAAGTAGAATAAATGAGTTGGCTAAAAGTATTGAGATAGAAATTTATGGTGTAGAAAGTAATGTAAGAATAGATGGCATAGATATAGATTACGATGTAGAAGGAGGTAATCCATAATGTCAGAAACGATTGAAACACTTACAGATGGTAAGCAAGATAAAATATTTAACCTTAAACAAGGTTTTTTTAGTCCCAGAGAAGGGAAAGATACTGATATGGGAATATGCACAAAAGATGGTAAGTTCTACTTAGCTGTAAAACTAAATGAAGAGTGGCATTTCTCTGAAATAAAGAAAGCAAAGGATTTGTAAAATGGATAAATATCAAATTAAAAAAAATAAAATTGGAAGTACGTTAGTCAGTTATCAAGTAGTCAATACTGAAACTGGTAAGGTGTTAAGAGAATGGTCAGTTCAAGCAGGTAAAGGTGAAGGTGTTTTTAGGAGTAGAAGAATAGAGAATGCAGCAAAGAATGCTAGAAATTTTTTAAATTCTATACAGAACAAACAATCACTTGTAGGTGATATAGCTGAATATAATCCAGAAACAGGTTTATATACTACTCCTGATGGTAGATCTTTTAGTACTCCTGAAGAAGCAAGACAAGGGGCTGAAGAGCTTCGTAGAAGAAAAGAACTTGAAGAAACAGAGGCTAAGACTGAAGAACAACTCGGAGAACTTGAGAGCCTTATTAAAAGGTCTGGAGAAGCGCAAAGACAAATGGCTGAAAGAGTTGGTGCTAGACAAAGAGGACAACTTATGAGTCAATTAGAGCGTAGTATCTTAGGTGCAGGTGGAGAAGCTCAAGCATTAGAAGCTCTTACTCCTGGTATTCAAGAAAGAGCTGAAAGAAGTTTATTAGATAGGCTTACAGGTATAGAAGCGCAAACTGCACAACAACTACAGCAAGTACCAAGACTTGGTTTACAGCAAGCTACTACTATGGCAGGTTTACAGCAAACACAACAGCAGATACAAGATCAAATGACAAGAGCATTGATGCAAGAACAAACTAGAAGAGCGCAGATACAAGCAGGTATAGATCAAGAACCAGAATGGTGGGAAGGTATCTTAGGTGCAGCAGGTACAGCAATCGGGACTGCAGTTGGTGGGCCAGTAGGTGGAGCGATTGGTGGAGCATTGACGGGTGCATTTACACGAAATCCTTCTGCTCCGACAGATGCAGGTTCACTTAGAAATATGCCTCAACCATATTAAGGAGTAAATAATGGCTTTTAAATTTAAAACAAAGAAAAGACCAACAGCCGCACAAGCCTTTGCAGGTGGATTCGCTCAAGGTGTCTCCTCTGGTATTCAACAAGCAGCACAACTTAGTTTGCAAGATAGGCTTAGAAAGCAAGAAGAAGAAAAGAATCGCCTTAAAAGAGAGTTAGATTTGTTTAATGGTATGATTGGTAATATTGAGCAATCAAGTGCTAATAGAGAAGCTATTCTTAAAGGAAAGCAAATGATTATTAGGACAGATGGTAAAGTTGGTGCAAGTCAAGCATTTTCTTCTATTTCTCCAGACTTTACTTTTACACCTACAAAAGCTGAACAAGAAGCAATCACTAGGCAGATATCAACTGCAGAAAAAAGAGCTATGGAAACTGCAGGTATGGTTGGTAGACCACCTACTGAATTAGAAAGAAAACAACGAGTTTTAGAAAGTGAAGTTGAATTAGGATTGAGACCTATTAAAAAAGAAGTTCTTAAAGAAGCTGAAGAAAAAATTGATACTGCTATAGCAACACAAGAGAGAGAAGCTAAAGAATCTATTGGTATGCTTGCTGCTCAACCTACTCCATTGGAAGAAGAACAGAGAGAGCAAGAAGCAAGAATTAGATTGGGACTTGATTTACCACCTGGTCAAAAATCAAGAGCAAAATTAACACCTGCTCAGATTACTAAAACTATAGAAAATCTTTATGATGAAATGAATACTTTTTGGAGAAAAACAAATAATTTACCTCCTTTATCAGATGCAGAAAGAGATGAAAAATTAAGGCAGATTAATGAATTAAGAGGTATGAAGTTAAATATGACACCAACTATTACTGTTCCTAGTGAAAGTACAAGTGTAGGTATGCCATCAGATAGAAGAACATCTCTTGAAGGTTTTTAATGCCAAAAGAATCTTTACAAGTATTATATAACGCATCCTCTAATTTATTTGATAATTTAGGAACATTTGATCAGTTTCAAGAAAAACTACAAGACCCTAATAAGCGTAAGATCTTCTATGATGCAGCATCTAAAAAATTTGATAATCTTGGTAGCTTTGAGCAATTTGAAGCTAAGGTTACTACAAAAGCACCACGCTTAACAGCGAAAGAAATACTCGATCTTCCTTCTCGCTTTTCATTAAGAGCAGCTCCTGAAAAACCACAACCTGGAGTTTATGCTAATGAATATTCTAAGCCCATTCCAAATTATAATGGTAATGAGTATTTACTCGCTAAATCACTTCAAGGAAGAGCAATGCTTAAAAAGTATGGTTGGGATATAGTTGAACCAGAAGAAGAAAAGATGCCTGCATCTGATATAGCAAAAGCTCAAAATCGTCTATTCTTTTTAAATGAAATATCTAAAGAAAAGAAAAAAGGATTGAGTGAATATGAAGCATATAAAAAGGTTCGTAGTGATTTAAGTTTACCATCTGAGATACTTGATTTAGGATTCGAACAGTCTATTACTGGTGCTGTATTTAGAACAATGTTAGCAGCAGAGCAATCAACAGATGTATCATTATATAAAGATATTCTAGCTCGTGATGCAGAGAATGCAAAACTATTTAGTGCTAGTCAAATGGAACAAATAATGTCTGGTGCTATATCTATGATGATGCCAGTTGATCATCTATTGTTTAAATATGGAGCAGCATTAGGTACAGGATTATCTAATCTTAAAACTGTTGCTAAGTATGCAGATAAAGTAACAAATATTTTTTCAAAAGTCTTAAAAATACCTATTGAACAAGCAAGAGTATTTGCTAAAAGTGCAGTAGAAAGAATGACAGGAGGAGCAGGAGGATTTGCAGCATTTGATGCAGGTAAAGATTTATCAACACAAATAGAATATACAGGTAAGATAGACCTTATACAGACAATAGAGGCTATAGCTAAAGGAACTGTTACGGGAGGAACGGTTGGATTTTTAGGAGCAATGGGTTCAGCAAAAGGTGGAAAAATTGGTGAATATCTTACTGAGGCATTGGGACTTGGAACTGTCCCACCATTATTAGAAGGTAGACTACCAACAAGAGCAGATTATATTGACGCATCGGGTATGATACTTGGTTTAAAATTCTTAAAGTCCTTTACTGAACCTCAAGCTGCAAGAATGCAAGATATTGTTGCAAATGAAATTGAAGTGATTGTAGATAGAACAGGAATGAAATTTCACGAAGCAGCTAATGAAGTAGGAAATCGCTTAAAAACTGCACAAGAACTTGCTATGGAAGGTAAGTCTCCTGAAAAAGTTCGTAGAGGTGAAGTAGTTGTACTTGAACCATCTAAGGGAGTTGAATCTGAACTTAGTAATATCAAGTCCACTATAGAGCAATTAGAAAAACAAGGATTAAAGTCTACTGCAGATTTTCTTAAACAGGAGAAGTTACAAGAGTCGTTAGAAGCATTACAGAAGGAAGCTCGTAAAGAAGGTACTGGATTAACTCCTGAGCAAATCGAAATACTGCAAGTAGAAAGTCCAAATCTTATTACAAAAATTGAATCATTAAAAAAACAAGGATTGAGTCAGAAAGAAGCAGAGCGAAGCGCATCTATTAGTTTAATTGAAGAAGTATTAAGACCTGGTAAGGTTATTAATAAGCCACTTGAGAGTGAAAGAGTACAGTTAAATGAAGAGATAAAACGATTAGCAGAAGAAATGGAAGCATTGGAAAAAGGCAATGCTAATCAAGAAATATTAGACGGACTACAAGAAAGAATTGATTTTAATGTAAAAAGATTAAATGAAATTGGTGTTCAAGATATTATGGATGTTTCAGTTGCAAGACCAAAAGAATTGGTTCAGTCTCGTGAAGCATTAGAATCAGAATTGAAAGTTAGAAGGCAGAGATTTAAAGATAAGATAAAAGATATTGAAGCAGAGTTAGATGCAAAAGATAAAGCAGAAATCAAACGATACAACGAATGGCTTGAAGGAAAAGATATTTTAAATAAAGAGCGTGGTTATGACCCGTATGAATATGTACCACTTAGTCCACCTGAAATTGGAAAAGAGATGGTAAGAGTTATTGATGCAGAACTTGCTAAAGAAAAGTTAGACTATAAAAAATTAAGATCTGCTGTAGAAGAAGCACAGCTAAGAGATTATTTAGAAGGCAAAGATATTCTAAATAGAGAGTTTCAACCTAATCCTATGCTTGAAGTACCCCTACATCCTGCAGATGTAGGTAGAAGAGCTGTTGAACTTATTGAAAGACAAGTTAAGCCTGTTAGTGAATTAGAAGGTCAAAAAAGAAGTCTGGGTTTAGAATATCAAAAAGAGTACAATAATTTAGAAAAAACATACCAAGAGAATTTAAAGTTATTAGAAGATCCTAATATTAGTGAATTGCAAAGAAGTAGGTTAGAAAAATCAAATCAAAGAACTAATGAATTAAAAAGAGATATTCAAGGTAAGGCAGAATCCAATGGTATTGAAATGCAGATATTTCTTGGATTTCTTAATCCTAAATCATTAAAGAAGTTTTTTGGTTCTACAAAGCATAAAGTCACTAAATACTCTGATGCAGAGATTGATAGGTTATATAATAATGCAATAGCAAGGCTTCGTAAAGATGACCCTAAAGTTGTAAGACCTATGGTATCAGAAAGCACTCAAAAACCTAAAGGAATGCTACAAAATAAACTTCCATTTATCTCTGGTGATATGGTAGAAAGACTTCAAATGGTAGGCACTCAGTCTACTATGGAGGGCGCAAACATGGGCAGAGAAACAATCAACCTTGATAAAAAGACATATGGAGAAATGTCTCAAGAATTGAATGCTGCATTAGATGTTAGTGGTTCTTTAATTGGTAGTAAAGGCACAGCAAATAGAAATCTTTCAAGATTTGAAGAGGTTGAAATAAATGGTAATAAAGTATTTCAATCTAATTTATTACGATCAATAGAGGGTAATAGAGAAACAAAAGGTGCAGAAACAGAGATTGTAGAAAGACATAAAGATTTAATCGAAAAACGAGGACGGATATTTGAAGCAAATGAAATTATGCAAGAAGGGCCAAATGGAGAAATAAGACCTTTTAGAGTAATGGGTAGAGATATAGCACCTCGCATAATGAGTACAGAATTTTATCGTATATTAGAAAATGGTGGAGTCGAGTATAATGCCTTAGTAGATGCTTTTTCAAAGGCATCAGGACAATCTGAAACAAATGTTCGTAAATACTTTAATGAATTACAGCAATCCATTGTAGGTGGTAGTCCTCAAACTGCTACTAGAACTACTCAAGCAGAGCATAGCCGTAAATGGAAAAACATACCTCATGCAATTAAGATAGGTGGTGAATTAATACCATTAGTTGAGTATCGACCATTTGAATATGCTAGAAGATTAGGTGAAACAGGTTCTAGTCGTGTTGCTGTTGCAAAAGTATTTGGACAGGAAAATGCAGGTACAAGTGTTATACCAGAAATGAAAAAGCGTATCTTGGAAGAGGGTTCTCCGAGAGATGTAGAAAAGTTTCACGAAATGATTCGTGCATTAAGCTCTGCTCCTGTAGAAACTGAGATATTAGACTCTGGTTCAAGTAGTGGAAAGCTATTAAGATCTGCGCAGGCAGGATATAGCTTAGCAAGACAAACTGCTCTCTCTGCTTCATTAATAATGAATATTCCAGAGGTATTAGGTAATGTTGGTAGATTTACTGGAATGACAGGACTAATGAGAAGTATGTTTAAATATTCTAAAAATCCATTAGTTCTGAGGGAAACCTTACAGAGATTAGGTGCGATAACAAATGATCCTATGAATATTTCATTAGACCCTAATAGGTCAATTACATCTGCAATTAGGGCAATAAATCAATTACAGAGCCGTGCATTTTTATACAAGCATATAAATGAATTTCAAGAAACTCTTGCTGCTATTGGAGCTTTAGATAAAGTAGAAAGATTCAAGCAAGGTAAGGGTAGAGCAGTTGATGAAGTCTATTTAAGAGAGATGGGATTTTCAAAAGAAAATGCAAAACTTATGGTTCAAGGAAATGCGCCTCAAGAACTATACGATGCTTTAGTCAGAAGATCTCCTGCTCATTTAACGGGTGGAGCGCAAAGAAGAGGTGAGCAATCAAGAATTGAGCATAATAGATGGTTTAGAAGAGTTACTGAATTTGAAAATTATGCACAAATGAAACTTAGGTCTTTTGCTAGACAGTTAAAAGTAAATGAGCAATTATTAATAGAGGCAGCACAGGAAAAAGATTTTAAAAAGTTGCATACAGTAGCAGAGTCTTTTACTAGAGATATTGTAGGAACAACAGCATCTGGTATAGCAGCACAAATGTTATTGGCATTTGCATATGGTGGGGAAGATAATTTAAAAATTAAATGGAATGAATTTAATGAGAATCGCTTAGGTTTTGCTGTTAATTCATTTTTATACACTATGTTTGCAGGTAGCTTAGGTCAAATAATACAATCAACAGCAGATAAGAATATGGATGAGTTATCAGATTTTGTTCAAGTATTCTTTCCTTATGCTGTTGCAGAAGAACTTTATTTTGCAGGTACAGGTAAAGGTAGATATAAGTATCTTGAAACGCAAGATAGAATAATAAAGTTTGGAGAAAGATTTGCACCAATCAATAGACCTCTTGGTCATATGATGGCGACTCTTGGTTTAGGCAACTTAGAGGAGAAAAAGACAGATAATGCTATTTCAGCTTATTATAGATGGAAGAATACCAAAGGATACGGTGGTAGATACATTGGTAATCCTGATGATGATATTGTTGAATTTAGAAAAAATATGACTAAAGCATTTAATGCACTGCGTAGTGGTGAAGATACTTATATAGACCATATGTATAATGCTATTGAAGGAACTGGAAAAGATTCAGATAGTATAAAACGCTCACTTAGAAATAGAAAATTATTAACTGTATCAAAAATTGCACCTGGTAAGAAACAAGATGATCCAGAATTTGAAAAGCGTAAACTAGAATTAAAGAAAAGAATTGGTGAAGAAGCATATAATAGATTACAAAATTATGATGCAAACATTGATAATTGGATTAACTCTATACGATAATACTACATAATCCCACCCTCCCTCTTGAACCATACCCTTCTTTCTTCTTAAATTCCATAAAATTATGGTTCACTCACGGTATCGCCAGTACCTTAGAACCTTCCACAAACCAAAGGAGAAATCATGGCAAGAACAAATACTTATAGAGACTTTTCAGTTCAGAGAAGTGCTTCCCCTGCAGTAACTGCAACAGAAAGAGCTGCTGATACAAACGCTTTTGATGTAACCAGGGCCATACATTGTAATGAAGATGCAACATACGAAGTTACCTTTCAAGGTGATTCTGCCTCAGTTACTATGGATCTGAAGGAAGGACTTACTTACCCTTTTGCAATCATAAATATTACCAATTCATCTAGTGCTGCTTTAACTGCAGGACAAATAACTTTATTGTACTAATATGCGTTTAGGCATGGGACTCGGTCTTGGCAACCTGTTATCAGGTCAGCCGATCACTGGTCTTGCAAACAAATATTCCTTTAATTTCGATGGTTCTAATGATTATTTAGATTTAGGCAATCATTCTGCTTTTGATGTAGGTACAGGCGATTTTAGCGTATCTGCATGGATAAATGTTACTTTAGGTTCTGGAGATGCTATAAAATCAATTATATGGAGTAGAGATTCATCATCTCCAAATGCAGGATTTGACTTTCAAGCAGATGATGGTTCTGATAGATTAAGAGTAGTTTTTGATGATGGTGATCCTGCAATTTCGGTTCTTGGAACTAACAATTCTTTAAGTTCAAATACATGGCATCATGCAGTAATGACTGTAAATAGGACAAGTGGTACTTGTAAATTATATCTTGATGGAAGTTTAAATAAAACGCAAGATATATCTTCTGCAACAGGTAGTTTTTCCAATATTGGAAGTACATCTATTGGTGCGAGAAGTAGCACACAACAAAGATTTGATGGTTTAATTGACGAATTAGCAATATGGCATGTAGAACTTAGTGCATCAGATGTTACTTCTATATACAACAATGGTAAGG